TGGCCGCCGGTATCCCGCCGCTGGATCGTCTGGAGAAAGGCGGCATCATCGGCTTGGTGAAGATCACGGATTGCGTGCAACGGCATCCATCGCGGTTTTTTGTTGGCCCATTCGGCTTTGTTATGGAGCGGCCTTATCCCCTGCCATTCCGGCCCATGCGCGGGATGCTGGGCATCTTCAATGTGAACGAACAGGGTGAACCGGAGGAAGTGAAGGCATGAGCTTAATCCACAAAGTTACCGGCTACAAAACCAGCCGAGATTACGCGCGGTTGGTTGAGTTGATGAAGCAAGGCGCGGTTATTTGCATCGTGGATTATGACCGGACGGCGGATTGCCGGGACGTTACCCACACGCTTTTTGAAGCTGACACCGGCCGCGGTGAACCATTGTTTCAAATTTCCGCGCGTGGAATTTGCTACATCCATGCAGATAACGAAGCAGATTTTATTAAACAATGCCAGCGGATAAATTGCGAATTCATTGAGCCGGCATGAAATCCACCCGCGCCAATATAACCGTTCTGAAAAATAATTTCGGCATGGATGTTGCCAGGATTTTGCAATTTACAATCACCAACTGGCTTCCTTCCCTCTTTGGCGCGGACATCCGCCGGTGTTTTCTCCTTAACCCAAATTTCCTGACTTGATGGCTGATAAACCAACCAAACGATTCGCGCGCACGCCGGAAAACATTTTGGTGGCGATGGGCTTTTCTTTGAGCCGGGAGAACAAGGCCAAGCTCAAGTATTGGCGCACGTTCACAGATTTTCCAAAGAAAACCCGCAATGGGTTTGATATTGATGACCTCAAGGCATTTCTCAAGCGGCATGTGGATGAATTTATTTCCGATGCCAAGCTGGTGAAAAGCATTGAGCAGGGCGACAAGTTTAGCGGCGGTGATATGAAGCTGTTGCGCGGGTCCGCCGGGCGCACGTTCAAGGTGGAAGATCAGGAGTTTCCCGAAATCGCCAGCGGCATGGATGACCTAGGCGCGCTCATCATGGCGCGGTTCAAAGAGTATCCCGCGCTGGGGGAAGTTGGCCGGCAGCGCATCCATGCGTGGAAACAATTGAAGGGCGTCCAGAAGCGGCCCGGCGTGGTGCCGTTTCCCAATGCCACGGCGCGGAACGATTACAAGGTGACAGATGCGTTTGATTGGGTGGCGCGTTGGATATTGCCNGACCTNCCGCGCAACCAAGGGGATTTGATCGGNGATAACGTGGATTGGACCACGGCGCTGAAAAAGATTGAGTTTGAAAACAAGACNATTGAGCAGCAGCAGTTAAAAGGGCGGCTGATGGATAAGGCCGAACACAANCGCATTCTCGCCACGCTGGGAAATCTCGCGCGCAATACGCTTTGGGATTTATTCGACCACACCGCGTATGACCGGATGCAGGATATTCTTGAACAGGCGGCCATGCCGGAAGAATGGCGGCAATTCGTGATGGCCGAACTGCGCAAGCTCAATCCCGAATTGCTGGTGAAGTTTGCTGCCGCCGTTGGCGCGGGAATACAGGAAAACCAGCGTGACGCTGGACCCCAAATTGAAACCGCCAAGCCGCCAAGCACGCCATGACCGAACCCAATCCATATCTCAAGGCACTCGCAAAAGAGAAATTCAAGGGCGAGATTTGGGAGAATGCCGCGCGCTTCAAGCTGGTTGGCAAGGGCTACGCATCCATGCCACCGGACCAGAACGGCCATTTTCAGATTGATTCGGCCTTGCATTTACGTGGGGTGTTGCGGGCACAACGCGATCCCGAAGTGCGCATCAATTTTCTGTGCGGCGCTACGCAAATACTTAAATCCATCTGCGGGGATATAACTGTGCCGTATTGGCTGGAGCATGAGAATGATTCGGTGCTGTGCGTGTTTGAAGATGACCCCAAGGCCAAGCTATATGTGGCCACGCGGCTGATGGACACCATCAAGGAACATCCCGAAATCTCCCCGCTTCTGGCCGGACTGTTTGAGGAGGATGCCAACGCGCGGCACCGTGTCACCAGCACGCGCATACGCTTTGCCGGCGGCAGACTGTTGGAAGTGGGCGGGGCCAATGACGGCCTGATGTCATCGCTTTCATGGCGGCTAATCTGGGGCAGCGAGGTCTGGCAATGGAAACCGGGGATGCTCGGAAAACTCATCAAGCGCGCGGACCGTTTTGAAAAAACCTGTAAAATTTTCATTGAAAGCCAGGCCGCCCCGGCGGGAAGTGATTTTGATACCCGATCCAAGTTAGCCCACCGTGTCCCACTCACCTGGTCGTGCCCGTTTTGTGATGGCCGGCAATCATGGGAATGTCCGCAGGATTATTCTATTCCGCGCCCGGCGGATTTTGTGCCAATTCGACCAACCCATTTACCCGCTGGCCAACTAGAATTATGGGTGCCGCCCGCGCCCGGCAGTCATGCCGGTATGAAGATACCCGAGGCGGACGCCGGCAATGGCCGGATGCTGACAACCGAGGAGCGCGCCCGCGCCGCCAAATGGGAATGTTACCATTGCGGCGCGATGATCGAGGATACTAGGGAAAACCGGAAGAAAATCGCCAACTCTTACGAACAAGACTACCGCATTCCCATATTAGACGCCAATGGTGCCCCCACCGGAAGGTGGCGCACGCCAAAGGAAGTGTTGTTTGTGATTCCGCGCGAGGGAAATTTCACCAATAGCTTTGAATCCGGCGCGGCAAGTTATCTGGAGGCGAAAGACGCCTTTGAAAGCGGAAATCCGGTGAAGCTGGAAAACTGGTATATGAGCGAGCGGGCCATTTTCTATTCGCCCAAGCTTACCCAAACGCGCGTGGAAACCATCATCAGCAGCGTCAATCTGGACGATAAAGGACGCATCCTGGATGAAGCTTTCCGCACGCTGAATGTGGATTGCCAAAAAGACTTGGTTGAATCGCTCAAACAGGGCAAGGATTTGACGGGGCATTTCTGGTATGTGGTGGCGGCGAATGATAAGCACGGCAACACGGTGGAATTGCAATGGGGTTACGCCACGAGTTGGGCGCAATTATTTGGAACCGTGACGGTCAACGATAAGGGCGAGCGGATTATTACCGGTGGCATCAAAAATAAATTTAACATCCCCACGCGGAATGTGGCGATTGATGGCGGCAACTGGCTGGACATTGTTAAAGAAAAGGCCGCGCACTACCGCACGAAGGAAGCGGCGCTAGACGGCAGCGGCAAGCGGGTTTGGGCCACATGGAAAATCATGGTTGGCGATGATGGNCGCGGGGTGCGCTGGGAGGATGGCGTTTGGCGCTCGTATTGGCCGCCCAAGACTTACTTGGTGGATTGTCTGGAGCCGGATAAGCGGACTTGGGTAAAAATCGCCGTTCAGGTTTATCGCTGGAGCAACATGGCCGCCAAGCAAATCCTGTTCAAGATGCGGCTGGGTCTGCCTGGCCAGCCGAAGATCACCCACATACCCGCCGCCGATGACGCCACGCGCGCCAAAGCTGTTGGCTTGAAAGCTTACGACGAGCAAATGAGCGGATTTGCCATTCAAAACAACGTCAAAAGCGGCAAGGCGGAAGTAGTGGAATTTCACAAAGAGCAACATTTGGTGGATTGCCATTGTGAAAACATTGTTATGAAGATGATGCACGGCACCGTGCGCGGCGAGAGCGCCGCCGGCGATGCCATCGGCCAAGAGGCCAGCGGCCAAGAGGCAAAAAATTAACCACGGATGAATCCCGATTTCAAAAATGCCAGCGAATCATTCAAGCGGCTCAATCCACATCTTTTGGGTGCCCTACCGGCCACCCAGCCGCAACCAGACCGACGGCGCGAGCTTGCACCAACGGATGCACCACAAAAAAGCCGCCCGCGAAGCGTGGTTGTCAGCTTGGTTGGCTGCCGGCGGCGCAAGCTGGATGATGACAACTTTGTTGGCGCGTGCAAACACCTCCGGGACGCCATTGCCGCCAGTCTCGGATTAGACGACGCCGATCCGTGCTTGCGCTGGGAATATGGCCAGCACGAAACGCGCGGCGCGGAAGGCGTGGTGGTGACGATCCAGATTTGCGGTGACAACTGACATTAAGCGGAGTGGTTACTAACTACGCGCGGACGAATGTTCGCGCGGAAGCCCCTACCGACAAAGGTTGTCACCGCTACCATTTTTATGAGAATTGAACCCATCCCGCACGAACCAACGCGCTAAGTGGTTTATTCCGAAAGCCGCCCCGCTTTGGCGTTCATCGTGGATTCGGATTATTACACCGCGCGCGCCGATGGCAGCCGCTGGGCGTGCGGTTGTGAGCAATTCATGGCGCGGGGGATTGAATGCAAACACATCGCGGCGGTTAAATGTTTGACTGCGCCCGTTTCGCAGAATGGCGTTTAATTATTACGAAGGCTGGAGCGAAGCGGAATTGTTGGCCGAGCGCCGGCTGGTGCAACAATCGCTTTCCCAAGGGCGCACTACGGAGGTGCGCTTGGCGGGCGAACTCACGCGCAACGATGACCGCAATGCCACCCCGCTGGAAGTGACGCTGGAACGATTGGCGTATGCGCTCTATCTGCTTTGCGCCGCCGGCCAGACGGATGACCGCGTTTATCTCAACCCCTATTCCCGCAACCCCGGCGTGACGGTGCAAATCTTTCAATAATTATGGCCACCCTTGTTGACCAATTCGGACGCGCCATCGGCAGCCGCAATCTTTATCCGTCGCCGTCCTCGCATCCCTACGACAACCGCCCAAAACCGATAGTTCGCAGTAAGATTTACGAGAACCAGACGCCTTACACCCGCTGGGAACAGGTGAATTATTCCAAGGTGTTAAGCACGCAAGTTACCGGCATTGATGCCGCGCTGGGGATGAAGGCTAAATATGCCATTGGTGACGCCTGGCACATCGTTTATCACGGCGACAATGCGGCTTGGGGTGAGCGCATGGAGGAAATGTTGCATCAAAGCTATTTCCAGAATTGCAACGTGCTGGGCGAGGCGCATGACTGGCATTCCACCTTGCGCAGTTTGTGCCGCGCATTCGACGTGGAAGCTGATTTTGGCATCTGGTTTGACGGCGTGGACACGCCCGGACACACGGCCACCGGCCAATTTCAAGTGCTGGATTATTCCCGCATCGGCACCGGCATTGGCTGGTGCGTGAAACAGGGCACCGGCTTGGAGCAAGTGCGCGAACTTGGCAATGCGCCCTACGGCTACAACTACGCGAACGGCTATTATTCCGGCTGGGGCAGTTACCTGCCGTTTTACCTCATCAACGACCCCGCCAGCCCGTTTGATGGCCAGCGCATCATTGACGGCATTATCGTGGACCAGAATTTGCGGCTGCTCGGCTATCGCATCCTTGGTTACAACGACCAAGGCCAGATGACCTATGCGGACGTGCCGCGCGCGCAACTGCATTTCAATTACGAAGTGGGCGATTGGATCAATCAGATTCGCGGCATTCCCACGCTCGCCAATTTGCTGGATGACGCCAACAGCGTGACGGACATCATTTATTACTGGAAACAGGGCGTCCAGATTGCCAGCCAAAAAATGGTGTATCGGGAAAGCATTGAGGGCCGCCCGACCAGCGGCGTGCAGGAAACGGAAATCGTGGTCAACAATGTGGACGGCACTACAACCACCAAACTGGTGGCGGTGGAAGATGCCCCCGCCGGCGTGGTGGAACTGTCCTCGCGCAAGGGCGAAAAGTTGGGCACGCTCGATCTCAACCGGCCTTCGATGCAGGAACAGCAATTTATCTCGCTCGTCGAGACGGCGTATTTCCACAAGCATTGGCCGCGCTGTCTGATTTATCCCGGCGACGCCAGCCGCGCGCCGAGCCGTAGCATCGCGCAACAAGTGCAAGTGAACATCCGCCAGCGGCAGATGACGCTGGAACGCACCGCGCGCTGGATTTGCAACCGCCGCATTGAGCTTGGGATGCGGCGCGGCGAAATCCCGAACAACACCAACTTGTTTGACCCTTACAATTTCGGTTTCTCGCTCCCCGGAAAATACACCGTGGATGAAGGCAACGACGGCAAAATGATGCTCTCCATGCTCGGGCGCGGCTGTATCTCGCGCGGGATTATCTGCAATGACATGGGCGTGCAGGAAAAGAAAATCCTGAAATCCAATTTCAACAGCGTGGATGCCTTGGCCACCGCCGCCGAGGAATTGAACAAGAAGCACGGCTGGCTGGAGCCGCTGGACGCCTTGAACCGGCTGGACAATAACGGCAATCCCAACGTAATGCCATCCCCACCCGAACCCAATGAGCCAGAAGCCGAACCCGGAGAAACCCAAACCAAGCCGGCCAAAGGCGCGAAAGATTAAGCCATGAGACTTCCAAAACTGATTGAGACTTTGACCCGCACACCGTTGCTGATGACGCCCGGCAGCGTGGACACCATTCTAGGCATTCTCCAAAGCGATCATACTTTTCGCGCCGCGCGCGAGGGCGTGGACTATTGCGGCAAAGCCGTGGACTTGGAACAGATGACCATTGAGGATGCCCTGGCCATTATCCCCGTCAAAGGCCCGCTCGGTTGCGGCTTGGATAAATTTGAGAAGGGAGCCGGCGCGACGGATTATGCGGACATCATGGCGGACATCGCCAAGGCGAATGACGATCCGCGCGTGGAAAATATTTTGCTCTACATGGACACTCCCGGCGGCATGATGGGCGGTTTGCCGGAATGCGCGGACGCCATCGCCGCCAGTGAAAAGCCGGTTTATGCCTTTGTGCCCCCCGGCGGCACCGTGGCCAGCGCGGGCATGTGGCTGGCGGCGTGTTGCACGGGCCGGTTTCTTTCCCCCAGCGCGCAAGCCGGCAGCATCGGCGTTTATTGCGCCTACACAGACATGAGCGAACGCGCGGCGAGCATGGGCATTAAAATCAAGGTGTTTTCCAGCGGCACCTACAAAGGCATGGGCGTGCCCGGCACGGCGTTGTCCGCCGATCAGGAGGAATACCTACAAAACTCCGTCCTCGAACTCGCGCAGGAATTTTACGACCACATCCGCGCCAACCTGGGCGACGTGCCGGACGACGCCATGCAGGGCCAGATGTTCCGTGCCGGCGAGGCGGTGAATATCGGCTTTGCTGACGACATCGTTTCCAGCCTGGACGATTTAAAAACCTTCCTTGGCTGACGGACTTCCGTCCGCCCGCCAGTTGACTCCTCTGAATTTTGTAGAAGCCGGCAACGGCCAAACAAAATATGACTCTCAAAGATTTAATCACCAAAGTCACCGGCCTTGAAGCCCGCGCCGCCGATGCGTTCAAGGCGGAACTCGCCCAACTCAAGGCGGATGTCACCGGCACCATTGAGCAGTTGAAGGCTGACCTTGCCACGGCCACCGCCAGCATTGCCAGCTTGGGCAATGAAAAAGCGGGACTCGAAGCCACCGTTGCCGAACTCACTGGCAAGTTATCCGAACAGAACAAGGAATTTCTCGGTTTCAACGAACTGCTTTCCGATGCCTGCCTGAATGGCGGTTTGCTGGATTTGAAGTTGGCTGCTGATGCCACACCGGAACAAAAACGCACCGCCGCGCTCGCCGTGCCGGTAGCGGACAAGTTCAAAGCGTATCAAGGCGCGCTCAATGCCGCGTTTGCCAAGGCCAACCTGCCCAATTCCACCTTGCCCGCCGCGCCCGTCACCAGCCCGAACGCTGGCCGCACGGATGGCAGCATGAAGCGCGAAGCCTATTTCAAAATGACCCCGCAAGCCCAACTTGAATTCATCAAGGGCGGCGGCAAGATCGTTGACTGAACCAATCTCGCAACCACCACCAAATAACTAAAATTTTATGGCAAATACATTGACCAACCTCATCCCCAGCATCGTGCGTGGCTTTGACGTGGTTTCACGTGAACTCGTCGGCTTTGTGCCGAGCGTGAACCGCGATCCGTCCAGCGACCGTTTGGCGAAGAACCAGACGCTTTATAGCTGGGCCTCGCCGACCGCTAGCTTGAGCGACATCACCCCGAACAACGTCTCGCCGCAGGGCGCGGACAAGGCGCAGGGCACCAAGTCTATCAGCATCACCAATTATAAGATGTCTGATTTCTATTTCACCGGGGAAGAAGAAAAGGCGCTCGCCTACTCCGGCAGCTACGGCAACATCGTCACGGATTTGGTCGAACAGGCCATCCGCACGGTGGTCAATCAGATGGAAGCTGACACGGCGCTGGCCGCTGCGATTGGAGCGAGCCGCGCCTACGGCACCGCCGGCACCGTCCCTGTTGCCGCTGGCACGGCGGATTTCAGCCCGTTTTCCAACGTCAAAAAGATTCTCGACGACAATGGCGCTCCGACCGGCAACCGGACGTGCGTCATTGACACCACCGCCGCCGCGTCCCTCGTCGCCAACTACAACCTAACCAAGGTCAATGAAGCCGGCCAGATCATGACGCTCCGCGACGGCGAACTCATCAATATGTATGGGATGAGTTTCAAACAGTCCGC